CAGGGGAGATGGAATTTACTGGACAAGTTGAAGAACCTACCCAATAACGTAAGAGATATAGCTAAAATAAATTAGTGTTGACATATTAGTTTATTCTTTCTATAATTACATAACAGGAGTAAATAATGAGTGAAGAAAATATTTATATACAAAAAAAGAATAAATGGATTACTAAAAAAAATAGTAATATAACAGAAGATACTTCACCTACAAGTAATTGGATTACTATAAAAGAAACTCCTAAAGAATGGATTACAAGAAAAGAAGATGATGATACATCTTCTACTACTGAGTGGATTACTAAAAAGAAAAAACCAGAAATGTCTAAAGGTGGAATTATGAGTATGAAAAAAATTAAAGCAAAGAAAATGGCTACAGGTGGACTTATGTCTATGCCTCCTTTTATCAAAAAAGAGGAAGATAAAAAAGATATGGGTATTACACCTTATGATGTAAGCACTCCAAGAAGTGCTAGAAAAGGAATGCCATCAAGAATGATGTCTCCTTCAAGAACTAGATTTAATAAAGGTGATGTAGCAGATAAATCTTTTCCTGATTTAAATAAAGATGGTGAAGTTACTTTTGCAGATGTATTAAAAGGCAGAGGAGTTAAGATGGCTGCTGATGGTGGTCTAATGGAAAGAAAGAAATATAATAAAGGTTTAAGCGTAAGTAAAGATGATATGAATGATGTCTTAGAACCTGAAGCTTTTGAAGAATTTGAGATTGAAGATTTAAAACCAAAACCTAAAATGTCAGATAATAAAAGTGTTAAAGATTTAATTATAAATAAACAGATTGAAAAGTTAGAAGCAATGGAAGAAGTTGTTGTTGACCCTGCTGAAAAACAAAAAATTGAAAATCAAATAGAACAATTAAAAAATAAATTAACTCCAGTTAAAGCTGCTATAGGTGGTATGATAGGAATTGAAAAAGGTAAATATGACCAAAGACCTGACTATCAAGCTTATGCAGAAGGTGACATGGTAGAAGAAATGCCAATGAATATGGAAGAGTCTATGTTAGAAAAACCAGTTGGTATGGATGAAGACATGGACAATGAAGATATTACAGATGAAGATTTAGAAGGAATGGATGCTATCATAGATACATCTGCTTTATCAGATGAAGAAGAAACTGTATTAGATGAAGCAGTTGAAATGCATCCTGAATTAGAAGCTATCATTCCTAAATTAGTCGCAACAGAATTTACTGATGATGGAGAAGTAGAAGGACCAGGTACAGGAACTTCAGACTCTATCCCAGCATTATTATCAGATGGTGAGTTTGTATTTACAGCGAAAGCAGTAAAACATCTTGGTGTTGATAAATTAAGAAAGATGATGAAAGACGCAGAAGAGTCTTATGATGCTGGTGTTCAAATGCAAGACGAACAACAAGAAACAGTATAACAGAATTTGGAGAGATAAGGAACTCTCTAGATAGACAAGCTACCTTCTAGAAATAGAAGCCCTTGTAGCTTCGTTTCAAATAATAAATCCAACTTAGCTACCTTCGTAAAGTTAAGAAGCCCTAAAGGAGGACATATGACAAAGAAAAACGAAGAAGGACAACAAGAAGCCCAAGCAAATCCATACAACATGAGAAAGGCTTGGCATACTGAAAAAGTAATGCCGACAGAACTTAAACATGCTGATAGTGGGTTGTTTGTGCCAAACCCTGAAAGTAAAAAAGATGAATCAGAAGCTACTGCTAGAAATAGCAACCCTAATGATTCTACCGAAAGTACTTCAGCCACTACGGATAAGGTTCAAGATTCTGCATTAAATGTAGAAGCTAATCCTTATAAGAAGGTCGATTATAAAAAGAGATATGATGACCTAAAACGATATTATGACAGAAGTCTTAATGAGTGGAAAAAAAGTGAGGAAGACCTTAAAACACAATTAAGGGATAACCGACCTAAATATACTCCACCAAAATCTAAAGAAGAGTTAGACTCTTTTAAGAAAGACTACCCTGACATATATGGAGTTGTAGAAACAGTATCTCACTTGCAATCTCAAAATGAGATAAAAAGTATGCAAGAGGAATTAGAAGGTTTAAAGAAAGCTAACTCTACGTTACAACAAAGAGAAGCTCAATTACAACTTTCAAAATATCATCCTGACTTTGAGCAAATCAAAGAATCTGATGATTTTCACGAATGGGCTAATACCCAACCAATGGAAATTAGAGGATGGATATATGAAAATAATTCTGATGGTACACTTGCTGCAAGAGCAATTGACTTATATAAGAAGGACCGAGGACTTGGTGTAAATAAAAAAACCGAGAAGAAATCTCCTAAAAATGATGGAGCTGACTTATTAGTTAAAACTAATGAACAAGTTCAAACTCCTGAATCAAAGGAAGTTATCTTCAATCGTACTGATATAGCTAATATGTCAGACGAGGAGTTCATGCAATATGAAAAAGATATTGTTAAAGCTCAACGAGAAGGAAGAGTTAAGTAATTAACTTTTCTATTTTTTATTAACAACTAAAAACAAAGGAGTAAATCATGGCAAAATTTGCTGGTGGTTCAACGTACAACTTTGGTTTAGGTGTTTCAGGTCAAACGAATGGTTTCTTTATTCCTGAAATCTACTCCAAAAAAGTACAAATAGCTCTTAGAAAAGCTGCTGTAGCAGAAGCAGTTTGTAACACCGACTACATGGGTGAAATTGCAAACTTCGGAGATACAGTAAACATTATCAAAGAGCCTCAAATAGCTGTAGCTGATTACACTAGAGGTCTAGCTGTAACATCTACGGATTTAACAGACCAAGAGCTTGTTCTTACAATTGACCAAGCGAAATCATTTTCTTTTAAATTAGACGATTTAGAAAGAAGATTCTCGCATGTTAATTTCCAAGCGATAGCTTCAGACAACGCTGCATATAAACTAAGAGATGCAATGGATGCAAATATCCTAGCAGCAATTAGTGCAGGTGCTGCAGTTACAACTGGAATGGGAACAACATCTACACCTATCGACATAGGGTTCGCATCAGGCGAAGTTGACCCTCTAAATCAAATGGCACTTGCTGCTAAAGAATTAGACGTTAACTCTGTACCTGAAGAAGGTAGATGGTTCGTAGCTCACCCTGAGTTCTACAATGTATTATCAAACACAGCTTCTAAATTGTTAACTGTTGACTTCAACGCAGGTCAAGGTTCAATTAGAAATGGTTTGGTTGCATCAGGACAACTTAGAGGTTTCTCTATGTACAAATCAACTAACGTACCAACTAACGACTTATCAGGAGCATCACCTGCTGGTTCAGCAACTGCACCTGAAGCTTTATTCGGACACATTTCAGCAACATCTGCTGCATCTGCAATGAACAAAGTAGAAACAGTTAGAGACACAGGTACTTTCGCTGATATCGTGAGAGGACTAATGGTTTGGGGAAGAAAAGTATTAAGAACTGACGCTGTTGGTAAGATTATTTACGTAATCGACTAATAGAGTTATAGTATTAATATATACTAAACTATTTGTGGAGGGGTTGAAATATACCCCTTCACTTTAAATCGGAGGAAAATTATGGAAAAATTAAAAATTATAAAACAAAAAGTTAAAGATAAGATTCAACATTATATAGATAATCACAAATGGGAAGTGGTTACTGTAGGTGTTATTCTTGTAATAGCAATAATAATTTAAGAAAGGATATAATTATGCCAATGAAAAAAGCAAAAGCTGGAGGCAAAGTTGCCAACAGAGGAAAATATTATGGTGGTGGTATGATGTCTAAACCCAAAAGAAAAATGATGGGTGGAGGCATGATGCAAAAGAAAAAGAAGAAGTAACACTATGGGTATAATGTCTTCACCAGCTTGGACTCGTAAAGAGGGGAAGAATCCTAAAGGTGGTTTAAATGCAAAAGGTCGAGCTTCTTACAATAAAGGTCGAACAAAGACAGGTAAGAAAAGAAAGCTAAGACCACCTGCACCCAATCCAAAAACAAAAAGAGATAAGGGGAGAAGAAAGAGTTTTTGTGCGAGAATGCGTGGGATGAAAAAGAAACTTACTTCTAAGAAAACTGCAAGAGACCCTAATTCAAGAATTAATAAATCACTAAGAGCATGGAATTGTTAAATGGCTAAAACTTACTTATCAATGGTTAACGAATTACTCGTTGAAATAAATGAACCTGAAGTTACAAGTATATCAGGTGCATTAGGTATTCAAAAGTTTGTATCAAATGCTGTCAATAGAGCATACTTTGATATAGTAGATGCTGTTGATGAATGGTCTTGGTTACATACTGCAGCTCCACAAAATGAATATTATGGTAATCACTTTGTAGAAACTGTAGCTGGAACAAGATGGTATCTAATGAAACCAGGTTCTAGTACTGTAGATTCAGATTTTGATTCAGTAAACTGGGATGCTTTTACTTTAACAACAGAAGGCGTTTCAGGAGAATCAGCTCCACACACAATTAATAAATTAGCATTTTCAACTTTATCTGCATGGAGACAAAATTATGCTCAAGCAGAAGAAGCTAATAAAGCAAATACACAAACATACGGAACACCAGCTAGAGTGTTAAGAAGTTCAGATGGTAGAAGATTTGGACTATCACCTATACCTGATAAAGTTTATAGAATTTATTTCTTTGCTTACGATAGACCTGCAGCATTAACAGCAGATACAGATACAGTTTTATTTCCTGAACAATACAAACCAGTTTTACTAGCAAGAGCTAGATATTATATTTATCAATTTAAAGATAACATTGCACAATCACAATTAGCATTAGACGAATATAAAAAAGGTTTACAACAAATGGCTGACCAATTAAATTCACCTCAACCTGAATATATGTCAGATGTTCGTTTTGCTTTTTTATATTAAGGAATAAATTATGCCAACACAAGGAGCTTCCATTACAGTACAAGGTGGATTAGATTTAGTATCTAGTTCTCATGCATTATTTAGAACTCCAGGTGCAGCTACTAAATTACAAAACTTTGAATCATCTACAAC